GTTGAATAAGAAATTTTATCTTGTAATTATATAATATGTCAAGTTTAACTTGTTATAGCGATAAAACAAAACAATATGGATGGGAAAATTGTTACAATGCTTCAAATAACTATAATTTTAATTCTCCTGCAAAAATGTCAGATGGCAGGCTTTGGTCGCAATGGCAACCTGATGCTCTAGTTAATCAAAGAATACAAAGACAAGAAGGCATCAACAATAATTGGAGTTATCGTCAATATCTCCAAAAAAATGGACTCAAAATTATGCAGTATAATGGTGCAGAAGCTTGTTACGACTTGGGTTTAGACCCACACGTTCAAACTGGCAAAACACCGTCCGATAATGTTCCTTATCAATTTAAGTCTACATTTGACAGAAGTGAACCTGGTTTTGGTTACTGTAACAGTGACTTAAAAAATCCATATTTGTCTACAGAACAATTAAATGCTAGATTAGTTTCACCTTCTATAAACCCTGCTAATTATCAAAATTCAATTCCTGGTTTAAAAATGAAAATGTAAATATAATTTTAAAACAATATAATAATAAGTTTTTATGATTTAATATTATATGAAAATTCTCTCTATTGACGTTGGTATAAAAAATTTAGCGTTTTGCCTTTTTGAAAAATCACCAACCGCGGAGCAATTTAAGATAACAAAATGGGACACTGCAAATATTTCTGAAAAGGAAATGTTAAAATGCGATTTTTTAGATAAAAATGAATTGTGCTGCAAACCTGCGAAATTCAAAAAAAATGAAAAATGTTTTTGTTTAAAACATTCTAAAAAACAAAATTTTTCAATACCAACATCTGAACAAAAACCGAATTTTATTAATAAACAAAAAATACAAAAATTATATGAAATAGCTGATTCTCATGGAATAAAATATGAAAATAAAGTTAAAAAAGCCGATTTAATTAATTTAATTAAGGAACATATTGAAAATAATTATTTTAAATCTATCGAAACACCTCACACTAAGGACGTCAATTTATTTGATATTGGTACTAATCTTAAACATCATTTTGACAAATTATTTTCAGATGAGGATTGTATTGATTATGTTATAATTGAAAATCAAATTGGTCCAATTGCTACAAGAATGAAAACAATTCAAGGAATGATTGTTCAGTACTTTGTAATGTGTAATTTAAAAATAAATTATATCGAGTTTATTTCAGCATCTAATAAACTTAAAGACTTTGACGCTAAGGAAAAAAAAAAATATAGCGATAGGAAAAAATTGGGCATATCAAAATGTTTAGAAACAATTTCAAGTGATTTTAGATTTAATGAGCATTTAAATTATTTTAATTCTCATAAAAAGAAAGATGATTTATCTGATTCTTTTTTACAAGGAATGTGGTTCATTAATAATAAATTATAATTAATTTTAAAATATATATTTCAATTCGTATTACTTAAAATTAAATGTTCTATTTAATGAATAATAATGGCTGATATGATTGAAATTACCGAACTGGATTTAAATGACAACTTTGGTGGCGGTTGGGAAAGTAAATCTTCTACTAATTTTGGTGGAGGTTTAGAGCTTTTAATGAATGACAAAATTAAAGACAACAAAGGTCCTATAAGTGATATTAATTTAGATGACTTAAATAATTTAGAAAATGAATTAAATGATTTAGTAGATGATGTACCTTCAAGTAGTTTTAAACCTAAGTCGGATTTATTTAGCACTTCTAATTCATCATACGATGATAAACACTCTGTGAGATTTAATAATTCTGAGTCTATTGGACAGTCTACCGCTCAAACTGAAAATGATAATAAAACGTGGGATGGCTTTGGAAAATTTAATAATATTCCAATGAACCCTGACAAGGCTATTCCAATGGAACCAAGGTTGAGCAGAGAAGAAACGCTTAGAGAAAAATTTAAGTATTTAAGAAAGCTCGAAGGTCTTGAAAAAAAAGGCGTTGATTTATCAAAAAAATATACTATGGAATCTTCGCTTCAAGAAATGATGGGTGAATATGAGACTATTATGGATGAAAAATCTAAACAAAACTCTGTTAAATTTCAAGGCAATATGCTTATGGCGGTTATTAATGGAATGGAATTTTTAAATGGAAAGTTTGACCCGTTTGATATTAAGTTAGATGGTTGGAGTGACCAAGTGAATGAAAATCTAAACGATTATGATGATATTTTTAGCGAATTGCACGAAAAATATAAGAGCAAGGCTTCAATGGCGCCAGAACTTAAGCTTCTATTTCAATTAGGTGGAAGCGCTATGATGGTTCATATGACGAATACTATGTTTAAGAGTGCTATGCCTGGTATGGATGATATTTTGCGTCAAAATCCCGACTTGATGCGTTCATTCCAAAATGCCGCTGTAAATTCAATGGCTAATACTAGTCCTGGGTTTTCTGGTTTTATGACAAATTTAATGAATCCTGAGCCTCAAGGAACGGGACCACCGCCGCCAATGGCAACTCAAGGACCTAATTCTTTACCGCCTCCTCAAGGCAGACCTGGAAATAATAACTACGCAAATAGACCTGATTTAAACTTTAGTCGTAGCAACTTCGTTGACGATGGAATTAGTCTTAGAGAGAATTTTGAAAGACCTGATTTTCAAGAAAGAACTACTAATAGAAGGCAAGCTTCTCGTCCTGAAATGAAAGGACCTAGTGATATTTCGGATATTTTATCTGGATTAAAAACAAAAACAATTAATATTCAAGAGCCTCCGCCTATGAATCTCAACCAAAATGATAACAGTACTATCAGCATTAGCGACTTAAAAGACCTTCAAACTGAGGGAAATATGCCTAAGCGAAGCGGACGTCGCAAGAAGTCAGCTAGCAACACTGTTTCGTTAGACATCTAATTATTTAATAATAATATTTATATATAATATTTAATAATAATATTTATATATAACAATATGTATCAAAAAGGAGGTTTAGACCCATTATTAAAAGTTCCTAAGTTTAAATATACATTTAATGAAGAAAGAAAATTATTTATTGGTACAATTTATCCGTATGCTGAATATTTTTTAGACTGTATTACAAATATTCCATTTAATTCATATTCATATAATGGAACTGGTGAATATATTAATAAAGATGAAAATGAAAATGAAGAAATTATAGCTAACTGTGCTAGTAATGGATACCCTTTGTATATTTTATCTGGAGGGTCAGTTTATGAAATTTTAAATAAAAAGTTCCCAAATGTTAATTTATATAATTATTGTGACGCAACTGGTGATGTTGATGTTTCATTATATCCACCGAAACTAACAACTAATGAAGAAGGACTTATATACTTTTTAAATAAAAATGGAAAAATAAATTCTTTTTATCATAATTTTACAAGTTGGACATTTGAAAATTTTTTTAAAAATATAAAATCACTTGAAAATATTTTAGATAAAATAGCTCCCTCTATGGTAAATTTTGATATTTCAGAATATAGCGATATTCCAGATAAAAATAAAACGCCTGACTTAGGATTTAAAATTGAAACTGTAGGTAAACTATATGTTGTAGGATTTTTAAATGAAGACACAACTATGTTTAAAATTCAAGTTGTTTGCAAAATTCAAGACTCTACTACTTCAGTCATAGACCACGCTGTTGAAATTATTATTCCACTTCCAGAATCAAACCCCGAATTTTCACCATCTGCAGATAGTTATAGCCCTTCAACATATAATACAATAAATTTGTTAAGTAAAAAATTTAATGTTCAAAACTATAATTCTTTAATAGATGATAACATAAATGCATATATAGAAAGAAAAAAAGTTTATGGCGCTTCGAATGAAAGAGAAATTATTCATAAATCAATTAATCATATAGCGCGTATTTTTTATTTATATGAATTAATTTACAAAAATAAAAATTCATTTCAACTTGAATTACCACAATTAAATTTATTACTTCTATTTGGATTACGTCCAAATAAAATTAAACAAATTAAAAATTTAAACTATTATAAAATAGTTGACGATACATTTCATAAGATTTTTGTTGATACAAATTTTTTTTTAAATTCCTACTTAGAATTAATAAAAAAAAATACTTATACGTATAATATGTTTAGTATGAACAATCGGGAATATTTTAATGAAAACATAGATGCAAAACAAATGCACGATTTATTTATTACAGAACTATTCAATGATAATTTATTTGAACCAACTGAATTATTAACTTTTCCCACTCATGCGCTAGCTGGTGGCAAAAAAAATAAAAATAAAACCAAAAAAAATATAACCAAAAAAAATAAAACCAAAACCAAAAAAAATAAAACCAAAAAAAATAAAAATAAAAATAAAAAAAATAAAACAAAAAAAAAAAAAAAAAAAAAAAAAAAAA